GCGGCTACTTCGGAATTCGTACTTGATACGTGGTACCGAATTGCTTATGCGCTTAACCCTCCTGCTGCGAAAGCTTTAAGGAAGGTCAGGACAAAAGTCCTATCATATAACACCCTTCTTACAGTTCCTAAGACTTATCAGGTCGATAGGGTGATCTGTAAGGAGTGTTTGGCTAATTCCGAAATGCAACTTGCAGTTGGTACTCTTATTGAAGAGACACTGTATCGTGGCACCGGAATGAACCTATCGGATCAGCAATCTTTTAATCGCCGATTCGCTCTCCTTGGGTCATCTAAAAAGACGTATGCAACCATTGATCTATCTTCGGCCTCAGATACTATTTCTTGTGGCTTCGTAGATTATATGTTTGCATATGTTCCTTCTGTCCTGAACTGGATGAAGGCGCTTCGTGCGCCTTCAACGAAACTTCCTAGCGGTGAGTTATTACCGCTAAGAATGTTTTCATCGATGGGTAACGGTTTTACTTTTCCGTTACAAACACTCGTCTTTTCATGTCTCATGCGTTCACTTTATAAGCACGAGGGTATTGTACCGCAGATGCGCTACAACGCCAATCTTGCTGTGAACGGTGATGACATAATCGTAATCGATAGCCTGTCAGAGAAAGCACGTGCTATTCTCTGTGAATCTGGTTTCTCTGTTAATTTTGAGAAATCGTTTCATCATGAATCTCCTTTCAGAGAATCATGCGGGCATGATTATTACGACGGCGTGTTCTGTCGTCCAGTGTTTGTTACAAGTCTCGATTCTTATGCAGATATTAAGTCTGCATATAATCGTTTACTCTTGTCGCAGCATGATCGTACATCCTATACATCATTGCTTCGCGTGCTCTACAGCATGCTACCTAAAGATCACCGTAATCCGATTCCAAGGTGGGAATCTGATGTTGGTGGACTAAAGGTGTTGTATCCCGTTAGCAAGCGCTCATATTATTTATGGGTGCCTATAGCGGAATACGAGCGAACGAGAGTGGAACCTGAACTTGCAATTTCATTGCTCCTGCACAACGCAGGTGGACTATCCGTTTTGAAAACAGAGATCAATCCTAGTTCAGATCGCATTCCCTTTGGCGTGCGTCCGGAGTGGACCACACGCTTTAGGCGAGTAAGAAGGTCTGCATTCAACTGGGAAGTTGATGCAGGGCCGTTTCAGGCGGG